GGCGGAAACATTTGGGGCTAAGTCATTGCAATTACGCCATAGCCCTTGTGGTGACGTTGCGTGTGCGACCCCCGATATGGTATATTCTAGTTACTCCCGATCATCTTGAATCACTGTCCCAATCTTCCATTACTGGAGGCCACATGCTTGATTCTGTCCGTGACGCGCGCCGTGCTCTCGGCCGGCACACGAGGGAAGTTCGGGCGCGGATTCACGCTGAACGGGTTGCCGCTGCTGACGAGGCAATCACCGGCAAAGCTGGTGTCACGCCCGAGACGCGCGCCAAGCTGCGACCTGATCCGCTGTTCGTGCTGCTGCGGGAAGGTGTGATTGACGACGGCGGCGCCCGCGATCTCCACCAGATCGCCAGGGGCTACCAGCTGACAACCATGGACGTGAGCTTGCGGCTGGCCAGTTACGAGCGGGTCGACGGCAGCCTGCGGGACACGGCACTCAAGCCCGACGATTTGGACGCCATCAAATTGTTTGCCGCTTGGTGGCCGGCGCTCAAGGACGCGGGGCTGCAACAGGCTTGGACTGCCGTCATTGATCTGTGCGTAGACGGGATGAGCCTGCGCGCCATTGACGAGGTGCGCGCCTGGCGACACGGCACGGCACGGGAGCGCGTCCTGGAGGGGCTGGCCTGCTACCGCGCGGTAAAGCGGGCGAAGCGGTAAGCGGATGCGCAGAAAGTCCCGCCATCTGTGCGGAAATTTCGGATCAGTGTAGTTCCATTGATGGTACCATCGCGACGCTGATGCGACTGTCGAACCAACGAGGCGTGACACGCCAAACTAATCACGTTAGGGGGAGTGATGGGACGACCTACTTATTTGTTTGCCGGCATTGTAGCCGGGGCACTGCTTATTAGCGGATTAGCTTACTCGTTGAACCGTGGAATATACATTGGCTCAACCATTCATCAGTACCCAGAAACGCGCTGGTCATCGGGCTACACTCAAATGACCTGCACCTACCTGTTTGCATCTGGAACCGCCGTTTTTGATGCGCTGAACGGAAGATTAAACGGAGAAGAAGCCAACCCTGGAGGGTTTTGCCCGTTCTATTTTCGATAGATTGCACGGACGCATTGGAGTTGATTTGGGGCGCAGTAACTGCTAGATTTAAGCATCCTCCACTTACTGCGCCTATTCTGTTGGTTGACCCCGTCCTAATCCGGCGGGGTTTTTGCGTTTGGGTGGCCCATGACGAACGCCGACTTGCATGTTCAGGCGTTCTTCGACACCTACGGCCCATGTCCAGTGACCTTCGAGGCGCTGCGCTGCACCGTGCTTTCTATCCAGACTGAAGGCAGCCTGCTCGTGGTCGATCTGGAATGGTGGGGCGACGACGAAATCCGCCACGCTGAACAGTGGCGTTACCTAGATCCTGAAATCTGGTTGCCTGATCCTGCCGGCGACGTGCCGCGTTACGAGCAGGTAACGGACGAGCGCGCAAACGCCATCCTGGACGGCGACGGCAACCCGATCATGGCCACGGTAATGGGCCGCATCGCACCTACTGAGGTAGCGGCCCCGCAACTCGCTCGCCAGCTTGGATTCTGGCGCCAGCAGTGACGACCTACACAAGTCGTCCGAATGTGTCGTCCGCCATCGGTTGGACGCGGCGGGAAAGCGCTACCTATCTGACGGCGCTGTCAGGTGGTGGCACTCAAAGCGCTAATCCTAGTGCTGGATCTCTAGCAGGCGGCGATCAGCTCTCGGGCGGCATCTACTACCTTAGCCAAACCCAGATGCGGTTCCCGTTGAGTCTGCCGGCAGGCTTGCACGTGAGTGACGTTACCGTCGAATGGACGACGACAACTTTCAATGTCAGCGGTGGCGGTGGCCAGAAACTGCTGCAATTCACAGGCGGCACGGTCGGATCTGGAACGTTCGTTAATCAGACCTCAGCCAATGCCTTGACACAGTACGGCAGCGTACCCAGCACGGGCTACCAGACCGGAGACACGACTTACCAGCTCTCGCTTAACGCAGCGGCAAGAGCCTACGTCGAGGCCAATCCAACCGGCAATTTCGACATCCTCTGGTGCTCTGATCGGTTCTTGGCGGGTACTGCGCCGACCGGCAATCAACAGTACTACCTGTACTCGGACGACGACGGCACGGCATCCCACCGGCCGGCGCTGATTGTCACTTACACCACCGACGTCGAGCTGGCGGTTCCGTCCACGGCCCTTACGCTCTTGGCGAAGATCCCGGCTGTGCTGCTTGACGTGGCGCTGGCCGTTCCATCGACCGCTCTGGCGGTGACGGTCAGGGTTCCGACTGTCGCGCTGGGTGCCGCGGTCCAAGTGCCGGCGAAGAGCGTGGCGCTGACCGGCAGGGCGCCGACTGTCGTTACGGACAATCTGGTCGCGGTTCCCAAGGGGACCATGACGCTGTCGGCCAATGCGCCAGGGCTGTTGATCGACGCGGCGGTTTCAGTGCCTGCCAAATCGGTTCTACTGACCGTTGGCGTGCCATCCGTCGCGGTGGACAGATTGGTGGCGGCGCCTTCTGCATCTCTTTCCCTGGCCGCTGTGGCGCCGGCCGTGGCGTCGGATAGAGTAGTCAATATTCCTGCTGCCTTGCTCGCCCTGAGCGGGCTGGCGCCAACACTTCCAATCGACAACCTGCTTTCGATCCCAAAGGTGGCCATGAGGCTGTCAGGCCTGAGCTTGCAGCGCGCGGGTGCGCTCTGGTCACGCGCCACGCCGGACGCCACCACCTGGGTGGCGGTCGACGCTGATTCTTCTACATGGACGCCCACAACGGGCTCGACGACCACCTGGACGCCGGTTACGCCGGCCGATGATTAGGAGCTTGCCATGGCCGTGACGGTTAGCATTTACGATAGCTTCCGCGAGCAGCTCGTTGAAGGCTTCAACATGGGCAGCGACAGTTTCAAGGTGATCCTGCTGAACAACAGCCACACCTTCACGGCCGCGAACACGGTCTACAGCGACATATCCGCGAATGAGCTGTCGACGGCCAACGGCTACACGTCGGGCGGTGCAACGTTGGGATCGGTGACCTCGACATATTCGGGCGGCACCTACACCTTCGACGCTGCGGATACCTCTTGGACTGCCTCGGGCGGCGCGATCACGGCCTATTACGCGGTCATTTTCAACAGCACTGTCAGCAACAAGCTCGTGTGCTCTATCAACTTCGGCGGTGTCCAGACCGCTGCGGACGGCGCGGCGTTCAAGCTGATCTGGAACGCGTCGGGCATCTTCACGCTGGCCTGATCATGAGCGGGATGCCTAAGACGCGGGCGGCGCTGGAAAAGCTGCGGTCTGTCGGAATCGATGAGATCTGCGAGAAGTACAGTGCAGGGCAGACCATTCGCGACCTGGCGGACGAGTACGGCGTTTCGAAATCTGTCCTCCATCGGTTCGTAAGTATGCATGAGAATGCGGAACAGTGGGAAGCGGCCAAGAAAGCGGCGGCGGCGCTGTATGCGGAAGAGTGCCTGGAAATCGCCGACGAATCCTCGCGGGACCTGGTCGTTGATGGTAACGGCAATGAGCGGGTCAATCATGAGGTGGTCAACCGGTCGAAGCTCCGGGTTGAGACGCGGAAATGGATCGCGGGCAAGCTCGATCCTGCCGGGTACGGTGAGCAAAAGGGCGGGGTGACGGTGAACATAGCGTCCGTGCATCTGGACGTGCTGCGGGCTCTCCGGCCGGCAGTGGTCGAGGGTGTCGTTTCGGGTCGGAAAGATGGGGTTGCTACACCTTTGCAAGGTGAGGCGTAGCAAGGTGAGGCGGTCCATTCCATACACTGCCTCACCACCACCTTTGATAAGGTGGGGGTGTGGTGGTGGTGCAGCAGATCCGAGGTGAGGCGGGATGGTAAGGTGAGGCAAGATCGAGCGGGCTTCGAGGGTGGCCTCCCAGCCTGTTGTCGGGTATTGGTTTGCTTGCTCGCGATGACCTCGCGGCGCGCATTATCGACCCACAACATTTGGTGAAAAGCATGAGTGACGACACGAACGACGGCGGTAGCAAGGAAGCAGTGGCGCTACAGTTGCTGCAGCTCATCTACAGGAAGGACAACAACGTCCCTTCAACCAAAGAGGGTGCCCTCGATCTGTACAGTGAGTGTCTACAAGCTGTGAGAGGGGCTCGCCGGCCTAAGGCGTAATCCCTTGTGGCTCGCTATGCTCCTGAGCGAACGGGAGTGTAGCGGGCAGGGGGATTGGGGAGACTGCGCGGGACATTCGGGCGCATGTGCGCGCGAGTATAGAGCGGGGTCGGGAGCGCCTGGTTGGCGCCTAGACGGGCGGGAATATCAATCAGCGGTTGCATTCGGCGCTCAATTCCGGGCTGGGCTGATTATTGGAACATGCCTGTTTGTTGATATCATTGAGGAAAACAGGCACGTTTTACATAACACCAATTATGAGACTGGCGCGAGCGGTTCCAGAATTGGCGGTTCCGGGCGCATGTGCGCTAGACCCCCCGGCCCTTGATACCCGCCCCCGGCCTCCGTATAGAGCCTGACACCCACCTGAAAATCTCACTCAGCTCGGAGGGCTGCAGCCTTCTGTTCCAATGACTCCTTGAAGCCGAGGAACATGCCGGCAATGAAGAGGGCTAGCGGGACTACCACTGTAAAGGGGTCCTGCTCACCGTACCAAAACAGCACTTTGTTCAGGCCCAGATATTCGGTGCTCGGATAGCAAAAAAGGTCCAGTTCTGAACAGTTCGTAATGCTGGTCCAATACCCGTCCTTAAGCCAGTTGAAGGCCCCTATAGCCGGTCTTATGAAGCAGTACGCAATGGCGCCAACAACCGCAGCGCCCATGAGAAATTCGCAGAACCCTGCCAGTTTGCTGAGAAACCAGTATCGCACTCGGTTGAACATGATCGCGCAACCCCCAAAACGCGAAGTCTGCTTTGGTTCGAGCGCGCCGGTCAAGCTGAGCAAGTGACTCCACCTCAAATTCAAATCTGAACTGGAGCTTCGGCATGGACGCTGTTGCTGGCTTTGGCGAGGTGCCTGAAGGCTTCGCGCTGGACCCTGTGCAGGCGGTCTACCAGAAAGCCACCAACGCCTTTGCTGCTGCGCTGCTCCGGGATGATGAGGCCAAGGCTGAGAAGTTCCTGGACGTGATACAGGCGCTTCAGAAGGCATGGCCTGAAACGCTGGGTTCGTTTGCCGCTCGGGTGGAAAAAAAATGACGGACGCGCCGGGCAATGTCGTCGCGTTCCCCGGCCTGACCACGCTGGATATCCCGGCTGAGAAGGTGCTGGCTGCTGCCCAAGGGCTTAGTGAGGTCGTGATCGTCGGGATTGATGCTGAGGGGGAAGAGGCGTTCTTTTCGTCCTACGGCGACCCCGCGAAGGTGCTGTGGCTGATCGAGCGGTTCAAGCGGATGCTGTTGGACAAGCCCGCCCGGCATGTCTGACCAGCTCACGCCTGCGCTGATAGAATGGATTGGAAGATACCGGACTGCCCCTGTGCTGTTCGTCCGGGAAGTGCTGGGCGTCGAGCCTGACGAATGGCAGTGCAAGCTCATGGACGCGGTTGCGGCCGGCGAGCGGCAGATATCGGTCCGGTCGGGCCATGGCGTCGGCAAGTCCACGGTGGCGTCTTGGCTGGCCATTTGGCACATCCTGGTCTGGTACCCCCAAAAGACGGTGATCACGGCGCCCACCGGCAGCCAGCTTTATGACGCGCTGTTTTCTGAGGTGAAGTCCTGGGTCAACCTGCTGCCCGAATGGGCGCGGGAACTGCTCGATGTACGCGCCGAACGTATCGAACTGGTGGCGGCGCCGGCCGAAAGCTTCATCTCAGCAAGGACGTCACGGGCGGAAACGCCGGAGGCTTTGCAGGGTGTTCACTCTGACCGGGTGTTGCTGATCGCCGATGAGGCGTCGGGCATTCCGGAAGCAGTGTTCGATGCGGCGGGCGGGTCCATGTCCGGCCATACGGCCTGCACGATCCTGCTGGGCAATCCGACGCGCGGCAGCGGGTTCTTCTACGACACGCACAACAAGCTGAAGGACCGGTGGTGGACCCTCCGGGTGTCCTGCGCGGACAGTCCTCGGGTGTCGCCCGAATATATCGAAGGCGCCAAGGCCCGGTATGGCGAAGAGTCGAACGCCTACCGGGTGCGTGTGCTGGGCGAATTCCCGCTTCGGGATGACGACACGGTGGTTCCGCTCGAGCTGGTGGAAGCGGCGATGAACCGGGACGTGTCCGGCAACCCCACGGCCCCGGTGATCTGGGGCTTGGACGTCGCGCGCTTCGGTTCGGACGCGAGCGCGCTGGCCAAACGGCAAGGCAGCATAGTGCATGAGGTGCGCACCTGGCGCGGCCTGGACCTGATGCAGACCTGCGGTGTGGTGAAGTCGGAGTATGACGCGACCTTTGGCGCGATGCGGCCGACTGAGATCCTGGTGGATAGCATCGGCTTGGGCGCGGGCGTGTGTGACCGGCTTCGGGAATTGGGCCTGCCGGCACGGGGTATCAACGTCTCAGAGAGCCCATCCATGGGCGAGCTTTACACGAACCTGCGCGCGGAACTGTGGTTCCGGCTGAAGGGGTGGCTCGAGGCGCGGGACTGCCGGCTGCCCAATGAAGAAGGGCTGTTCGCCGAACTGGTGAGCCCCCGCTACAGCTTCGCCTCCAACGGCAAGCGCAAGGTCGAAAGCAAGGATGAAATGAAACGTCGTGGCCTGCCGTCGCCGGACAAGGCGGACGCGCTGTGCCTGACAATGGCGACCGATGCGGCGACCGCGCTCTATGGCGTGGCGGCTGGCGGCGGTTGGAACAAGCCGCTGCGGCGGATGATCAAAGGAGTTGTGTGATGGCGACCAAACAAGCTGCGAAGCCCAAGAGGCAGGCCGCGAAGGAAGCGAAGTGCCCGGATCACTATTACGAGGATATCCAGGGCTGGTTCTATTTCTCCAACGTCTACCGCGATCTGGTGGCCGCTGCGCCTGACGGCGCCGTGTTTGTCGAGGTCGGTTGCTGGAAGGGCCGCAGCACGTCGTTCCTGGGCGTTGAAATCCTCAAGTCCGGCAAGAAGATCACGCTCCACTGCGTCGACCACTTCAAGGGCTCGGATGAGGAAGCCCACCGTGAAGATCCGGACCTTCCCAACCTGCGCGCCGTGTTCGACAAGAACATGAAGCCGTGCGTGGACGCCGGCCTCGATCTGCATGTGCACGAAATGGATTCGGAAAGCGCGGCGCTGATGTTCGCGGATGAATCGCTGGACATGGTGTGGATTGACGCCGGCCACGACTACGTGTCCGTTCGCGCGGATCTCAATGCCTGGAAGCGGAAGGTAAAGCCTGGTGGCGTTCTCGGCGGTGATGACTGGCCGATGCCGGGCGTTGCCCGCGCCGTGGTCGACTGGCTGGGCTCACGGTTCGAGGTAATTGAAGAGAACGGCTGGAAGTCCTGGGTGAAGCGTTTCTGATGGACGAGTACCCAGGCGCCGACATGCTGGACGATGAAGGCGTCGAAGGCATGTCTGAGGAAGATTTGCGCTCGATCCTTTCCGGAGAGATCGACGACGCAGTCGACTACATCGATAACACCGTCTCCCTCGAGCGCGCCCAGGCGACGGACTACTATTGGGGCCGTCCGTTCGGCAACGAGGAAGATGGCCGGTCACAGGTCGTTTCCTACGACGTGCGCGATACCGTTGCCGCGATCATGCCGTCTCTAATGCGGGTGTTCTTTGCCGGGGACAATGTGGTGGAGTTCGTGCCGCAGGGGCCGGAGGACGAGGCCGTTGCCAAGCAGGCAACCGATTACATCAACTATATCGTCCAGCGTGACAACCCTGGCTTCCGGGTGATCTACGCCGCGTTCAAGGACGCGCTGGTACGCAAGTCCGGCTTCATAAAATACTGGTGGGACACCACTGTTAAGGTCGAAAGCTGGGAGCTGACGGGGCTGGATGAAGAGGCCATCGCTGTGCTGTTGGCTGATCCGGAAGTGTCCGTTCAGGAACTGGCGCGTGTTGAGATGGTGGACCCGACGATTGGGCCGCTGCCTCCGGAAATTACCGTGCGCTGCACGCGGACGACCACCAAGGGCCGCGCCCGGATCATGGCGCTTCCGCCTGAAGAATTCCTGATCGACCGCCGCGCGACGTCCATTGAGGACGCAACGCTGGTTGCGCATCGTGCCGTGGTTCCGGTCGGCGACCTGATCGCCATGGGCTATGACCCTGACGTGGTCCGCGACAACGTGGGCAGCCATGAACTTGATGCCAATCAGGAGCGGCTGGCTCGTAGCCAGGATTCGACGTTTAACCTGGGCCAGAGCCACGACGAGGCCATGCAGCCGGTGCTTTACACGGAAGCCTATATCCGCGTGGTCATGAATCAGCCGGCGCCGTACCGGCCGTTCGTGGATCTCTGCCCTGACCCGGAGCCCCACACCTTCTTTGGCATGTCCATAGCGGACGTGACCATGGACATTCAGCGGATCAAGTCCTCGATCCTGCGCAACATGCTCGATAGCCTGGCCCAATCCATCCATCCCCGCATGGCGGCGGTGGAAGGTCAGGTGAACATGGACGACCTGTTGAATACCGAAGTCGGCGGCGTGGTTCGGATGCGGCAGCCCGGCATGGTTCAGCAGCTCGAGACAACCTTTGTCGGCGGCGCCGCGTTCCCGGTGCTGGGCTACATGGACGAGATTCGGGAGAACCGCACGGGCATTACAAAGGCCGCTGCCGGTCTGGACCCCGACGCGCTGCAGTCCACCACCAAGGCAGCGGTGGCCGCGACGATCACGGCGGCACAGCAGCGGATTGAACTGATCGCCAGGCTGTTCGCGGAAGGCGGCGTGACGCAACTGTTTCGCGGACTGCTCCGCCTCATCACTGCGCACCAGGATCGAGAGCGTGTTATACGCCTTAATAATCAATGGGTTACAATAGACCCGAGACCGTGGAACACGGATATGGACGTGGTCTGCAATGTGGGCTTGGGCACGGGTGATCCGGAGGCACGCATGGCTTTCATGCGTGACGTCGCGACCCGGCAGGAAGGCATCATTCAGAGCTTCGGCGTCGAGAACAATCCGCTCGTCGGTTTGACGCAGTATCGGAACACGCTGGGCAAGATGATGGAGTTGGCCGGCTACAAGGATGCCGGTCAATTCTTCCTCGATCCGTCAAACGCTCCGGCCGTGGCGCCGAAGGAGCCGCCGCCAGATCCCAACTTGATCGTGGCGCAGGCCACCGTCGAGCAAATCCGTTCCGACATGGAGAAGAAGAAGGCGGAGCTGGCGCTGGAGCGCGAGAAGATGCTGCGGGAGGACGACCGTTTGCGGGACAAGGACACTGCGGACGAAATGCTCAAGGCCATGGAATTGGGCGCCAAGCATGGCTTTGACCCGTCTGCTCTCATCGCAAGTATCGTCAACATGCCGGCCTGCCGGCGTTCCTGCGCACCAACGTCAACTACGCGACCACGGATGGTGGCAACCATGGCCATCACCACCTATTCTGAACTGCAGCAGTCCGTTCAGGACTGGCTCAATCGCGGCGACCTGTCGGCGGTCACGACGTCCTTCATCTCCAATGGAGAGGCGCGGATCAATCGGCGTCTGCGCACTCGCTCCATGGAAACGAGTGGCGCGTTGTCTCTCAATGCGAGCGGTGAGGCGACCGACGCGGCAACCTGGCAGCTTGATACCTGGGGCGAATACCTGGTGGGCTGTGCGACCTCGGACGGCAAGCTGTACCAGTGGCCACTGACCGGCGATGCTGCCGCAATCACAGGCGCGCCGACTGGCTGCAGCGGACTCGTGGTGACGGCGGAGCGCATTCTGTTCGCTCTCGGTTCTGGCGGCAACAAGCGCCTGGTGAAGTGGTCCGATCAGGAAAACAACACCTCCTGGACGCCCTCGGCCACGAACCAGGCGGGCTCAAAGGAGCTGGCGACGGCAGGCGCGATCATGGCCGCAAGGCGCGTTCGTGGCCAGACTTTGATCCTGACCAGCGTAGACGCGCACGTCGCTGAATATCAGGGGCCGCCCTACGTTTACGGCTTCCGCTCTGTGGGCACGACATGCGGCATGATCGCGCCGAACGCAGTGGCGGTCATCAATGGCGACATGGCCTTGTGGATGAGCGCGGCGGGCTCGTTCTACATCTATGACGGCGGCACTGTCCGGTCGTTGCAATGCGACGTGGCCGACTTCCTGCGGCGGGATATCAACTTCGGGCAGCAGTCCAAAATCTTCGCATTCACGGCCTCGGATTTCGATGAAGTCTGGTGGCTGTATCCGCGCGAACAGCTCGACGTGCTGCAAAGCTCCACTGGCCAGTTGGTCAAGACGGAAGCGAAACCGCAGACGGGATTGTTCGACGTCGCCGGCAAAGGGCTTGCGGCGTATGGG